GACAGCGACGGCCTTCTTCCCCTGATGCGTATGCTGAAGCACGAGAGATGGGAGTTTGCCCACTCTGTCTCTTCAATTAAACGCAGCCTTCCACAAGGCTGCAGGCAACATACGCCTTCCGCGCGTCCGGCTTGGGAGTCGAACGCGTTCTCAACACCCCCTCCCCCTTCTTCTGATTACCTTCGGTTCGTGAGGTCCGAAGTTTCTAAACTCTTCCCGTATGATTGGGATCGGGACTATGACGATTTTGTTTGGCGTCATGTGCCCAACGCTTCCGCCAGGATGAACAGCCCTCGTGCTGACCTCCACTGGTGTGGAAACGGGAAAGAGTTCCGTAGGCAGTGCCTTACAGGCCGATCAGTTCCGATCGATCAGCCTGTCAGGGCCCGGTACAAGGAAGTCATGAGTGCTGGTAAGTGCAGGCCTCTCGTCATTTATGACGAGACCACCGAAGTACTAGCACCCTTGCACAAGTGTCTCGACTCTCATCTGATGAGAATGTCTTGGCGCCTTGTCGGACCACCTACGGAGAAGAAGATTTCATCTGCCTGTGTTTACCCTTGCCAGACCTCGGTAGATCTGGTAAGCGCCACAGACAACCTGTCACTTGATGTGACAGAGGCGATACTTGGCTCTTTGCTTCGGAAGAGCCGCATTCCAGGACCGATTCGCTTGCGAGCGTTTCAGTCACTCCGGCCATTGGTTGATTGCGCCGGAGAGGAGAAGGAAGTATCGCATGGGCAGATGATGGGGAGCTACCTCTCCTTTCCCCTCCTTTGCCTTCACTCGTATCTGGCAGCGCGTTGGGCGCTGCGCGGAGAAGAAGGCAATGTCCTCGTGAACGGTGATGACACCCTTGTGTCTTCTAACCGTTTTCTCGAAGCTTCAGATTACCCCAGCGGGTACTTGTTAAATGATCTGAAGACTATTCGATCCGGAACCGTAGCTGAGATCAACTCGACCGGGTTCCTAAGAGGCAGAGGGGGTAAGTGGCGTGAGATTCGCAACTTACGGAGAGGTGGTTTTCAAACCGATTATGCCGGGATGCAGCACGCCGCTAAGGCGGTCGCCGGCAGCGTTGCCTGGACCGATGCTTTTATTCGGTCTCGGATCGGTAAGAAATGGGGATTTCTTCCCTCCCAGCTTCGGTTGAACCCGAAGTCCTACGTTGCTTTCGAGCGAGGTAGGTCAATGTGGAACAGGAACTTCACCTGTCTACCGGAGGCACCCAACGTGCCTTCCACATTGCTTCTAGGTGTCCGTCGACGCCTAGATCCCGATGAGCAAGTAGCTCTGTTCCTGCACCAGTGGGCTACAGGTCGGGAGGGGGGGAAGAAGAGGGACGTATTTAACCCGTCGGTGGGTTCGGTACGTCGGACCTACGCATACAGGGCTGTGAAGCCCTGGTCCCGGCTGACTTTCCTTGGAAAGCTGGCGGCTCTTAAAGTGGAGCCGGCGCGTAGGGAGGAGGAGCTACGTTTTCTACCTGTAGATTACGTTAGCATTAGAGAAGATATCGTCCTTAAGGAGCTTGTCGCCTTTGGCTCCTCAGTGTTTGAGGACGATTAACTTGGGAAGTGGTCCCTTGGCCAGAAATGGTACGCCTGCGTACCGGTGGGGGTGATAAAGAGAGTCAGGTGGG